AGAAGAAACTGGTGGTTCTAAAGCACCAAATACAGGAAGTCACACATTAACAATAGCTGAAATGCCATCACATAATCACGCTATGGGTAATGGTGGAATTGACACGGGTAATACAGGACATCACTCAGGACAAACTGGTACTGGAGATTATGCAGGGCAGAACTCAAATGTAATAGCTAGTACAGGTGGAGGCGGTGGACACACTCACACAGGCAACGCTGTACAACCATACATCGTAGTATATTTTTGGAAACGCACAGCATAGGAGAATAGAATGACAACAGGTTACGGAAAATACACACCAGAAGCATATGGTAAAGCCTATGCTAACCAACAGCGTATAGCATATCAAGGCACAAAAGGTAGACAAAATTTAGGTGTAAGCAATCAAGAATATAGAAAAGCAACTGGTCAAGGCGGAACTATGCAAATACCTTTAGGTGGTTTTGGGGGTAGAGGTGGTGGTGGAGCACGATTTGCTGAAGAAGATTTAAAAAGACAACTTGAATACGATAAGGCTATTTGGGAAAGATCTACACCAGATGTAACAGGAGTTGGTGGACAGGTTCGTTGGGATAGAGATAAGAATATGCTTACTACTTCTTTATCGCCTGAAAATCAAGCTATTTATGATTCTATGATAGGCAGACAAAAAATGTTTGCTGGCAATGTAAATAGTTTAGCTGGCGGTGGATGGCAAGATGCTTACCAACAACAGTTTGATAGTATGCGTAATATGTATAGTGCTAGTGATGCTAGAGAAGAAGCTAGAAGATTAGAAAGACAAAATGCTACTGGTGCATCTTCAACTGGTAGATTTCAAGAAGATGCAAATGCTGCTGCATTAAGAAATCAAAGAAATCTTGAACTACAAAATACTGCATTTTTACAATCACAACAATTAATTGATTCTGAACTAGCAAGAGAATATGGTGCTGTAGGTATGATGAGTAATCTAGGTAATATAGCTAATAATATGGCTGTTATGCCTACACCTAACACAGCAGGTAATATGGCAAATGTAAGTACAGCATCAACTCGTTGGGCAGATAATTTAGCTATGGAAAGTGCAAAACGATCTAAAGGCAAAAGTGATTTCTGGGGTTCTATATTAGGAAGCCTTTTTAAATAGGAGATAAATAATGGCAACAGGTTTTAATATTCCAAGTATGTTTGAGGCTAGACAAGCTGTAGACAGGCAAATGGAAACAGATGCACAAACAGCAGGTAGATTGCCTCTAGGTGGAGGTATGATGTACGCTTCCTCAATGGTAGGAGATATTAAAAATCAAGGATTACAAACTGTTGCTGGCATGTTAGGGGGTGTTGGTAATCCAATCATGGATCAACAAAGAGCAATTACAGAAGTTATGGATCAATTTCCAAATCCACAAAGTGCTGAAGATTACACACAAATTGCTAGTGCTATGAATGGTAAAGGTTTATACAATTATGCTGCAATGGCAATGGATAGAGCCAATGAAATTAAATCACAATTGCCTACTAAATCTACTGCATATAAAGAATATTCTGAAATGACAACTAATCCAACTCCTGAAGGATTTAAAGAATGGTATAAAGAATTTAAAATAACAGGAAGTAAAACTCCTTTAACAGCAAAACAAGAAGCATTTAAACAATATCAACTAAGACCTGATTATAAATCAGGTAAATTAACTGCAATTGATTTTGAAAGAGAGTGGAGCGAAGCTGGAAGGGCAGAACAAAAACCTGATAATATGACTGCCAAAGATATTGCTTTACAAGAATTTTTAGTTAGTTCTGAATATCAAGGTGGTAAAAAATCAATTGTTGATTTTGAAAAAGAGTGGAATAGTGCTGGGAGGGCAGAACAAAAACCTGAACAAAGAACAGCTAAAAGTCTTGCTTTAGAAAAATTTTTAGTTAGTCCTGAATATATAAATGGTACTAAAGATATAATCGATTTTGAAACAGAATGGAGTGCTGCTGGCAGAGCACCAGAAGAAGATACTCAAACAAGATTATCAGCAAAAGAACAATCATTGGATAATTTTATAAACAGTTCAGATTATATTGGCAAAGGTGGAACAATGACAATTATGGATTGGAATAAAAAATGGACTGAATCAGGCCAATCTGCAAGTTCAACAAGTGTTACTAATCCTGAAACAATTGCAAAAACAAATATTTTAAATAGCAAAATAACTGAAGCGTTTGATATATTAAGTAGTGATCCTGCAAATCGAGGCATGCCACAAGAAACACTTCTATCAAGAGCCAAAGTAATTGGTTCAGATGAATTTTTAAAGGCTATAGAAGATCCTGCTACTAGCAATCTTAATACAAGTGCAGATGTTGGTGATTTTGAATATTGGAAAGGTAGATATCCAGAAAAAACTGATGCAGAAATATTTGAAATTATGGCTGCAATGAATGCTTCATCTCCATACAATGTTAATATAAATCAAACAAGAGCATTTAATAGAGAATCTATTGGTGAAAGAACAAATCAGATAGCACAAGATTCTATACAAGTTGAAACTGATTTAATTCGAACTGAAGAAATGCTTAGAGCATATGAAGAAGGTGCTAAATCAGGATGGGGGCAAACTTGGATTAATACTGGAAATAAAATTGCACAAGAATTTTTTGGTTTGCCACAAGAAGAAGGAACAGTACAAACTGATAGATTAGAGCAACTATTTAAAGATTATACTTTAGATAGAATGGCAAAATTAAAAGGTACTCCTTCTGATAAAGATTTAGATTTAGTAGAGCGTGCAGGTGCAACTATGGATAGAAGTCGTGCTGCTAATACAATGATTATTGAATTTGATAGATTTTTGTTAAATGAACAAAAAAATCAACACGATTACATGAGTAACTGGCTTACTAATTACATTAAAAATGAAAATGAATATCCAGCAGGTTATCAATGGGATGCACAAATCAATCAATTTAGAAACAGGAATGATAAATCTAAATGGAAGGGCGAGGAAACAGATAGACTTGCTTTAATACAAGCATATGGCACTAATGAATTTGATGAAGAAGGTACATTAGAGGCTATAGAAGCTAGACAAACACAAGATGAAATAGAAATAAATCAAATTATTGAAGAACAAGACTACGAAAAACAAGGTGAAGATGTTCTTAGTCGATACGGTATAAAGGGGTAGTATGGCTGAAATAAATATTTTACCAATTGTAAGAGAAATACCACAACAAGCGATTGGTTTTGCTAAAAATACATTAACGCCTGAATCAGCTTGGACAGAGGAAGAATCTAAGACTCGTGCTAAAGACAGATCTATTGCTAGAAATGCACAAAAATCTATTTTGTCTAGATATGATGGTATAGAAGATCCTATGTGGGAAACTGAATTAGGTAAAAAAGATTTGCAAAAATTAAAAGAATACGATAATTTATTAAAAGGTGAACTTGAAATATCTTTTGATGAATTAACTTGGGATAAAAAATTTCTTAGAGATGTAAGAGCAATGCATAAAGCTGAAATGGGGTATGATTTTTCAGGAAATAATTATCAACTTAAAGATTATGCTTTTAGTAGATTTAATTCTATGGAGCAAAATATAGGTGTTACAGCAAGTAATTTATTATTAGACAATATGTTTTATACAGATTTTGATTTACCTTCATTACATGCTACACAAGATGCATATAAAGTTTTTTCTGAAATTGATTGGACAGGCAAAGGATCTAGAAATTTTGCATCACAAATTATTGATTTTGGGCAAAACACAGTAGCAGATCCTTTTATGTATGGTACTGGATATACAGTTGGATGGTTAGCTAAAGGTGCTAGATTGCTTGGTAAAAAAGCATTTACAAAAAGTGTAGTTAACTCAATGGCAAGTGCTATTGGAAAAAAACAAGCTAGTTTTAAAGGTATATCAGACACAGCATCTTCTTTGGTGGGTATGTCTGCTTATACTGGAACATTAGGATCAATTCAGAGTGCTAACATACAAAACGCTCAAATAGATCTAGATGCTAGAGATAATTTTAGTGTTGGTGAAATGGCTGCTGCTGGTGTTTTATCTGCAACATTACCAGTTGCTTTAACAGGTGCAAGTACATTATTGCAAAAAGTAAGCAATAAAAAAATACCCGTACTTAATAAAGGTGTAAATTCTATGGTCGGTAATTTACAAAGGGCATTAAAAAAACCCTTTTTTACTGCATATGGTAGAGATGTTATGACTTTAGAAGGCAAAGGTGGCACAGTAAAAGGTAAAGAAGCTGCTTTTATTGGCACAGTACAGAATTTAGAAAAAAATATTGTTGTACAAAACGCTACAAAAAGTGCTAATAAAGATTTTTATAATACTTTAACAGATGATGTTATTAATCCAATGAATGAAAAAATATCAAATGGATATAATAATTTATCATATAGAGGTATGAATAAAACAGATATGGTAGACTTGAATAAACAAGTACAAGCTATTATTAAACAAAATAAAGATAATCCTTCTTTTAGTATGTCTGGAGAAATTAAACAATTATATGATTTACTTGTTCCTTTAGATAAAATTAAAGCAAAAAAAGCTGCAATAAAAAAATATGAAAAAGCTATGTTGCAATATAATAAAGATGTAAGAGAATATAAAATTGCTGTAGCTAATGGCACACAGTTAATGCAAATAGATGAACGAGCAGGTGCAGATGCAATTGCAGCATTAGTTATACCAAAAAGACCTAAAAAACCAAACATTGGAAACCCTGAAACTGATGATTTGTTGACAAATAAAAATATTGAGCAAGTGTTAAAACAAATACGCAATGCAATATATGATACTTCACAAGGCTATAGAAATACAGGTAACAATGCTACTGCTAAAGCATGGGAAGATATGTATGACATATTTAAAACAAACCAAAGAAGTTATTTAGCAAATGCTGGCGATAAATTAGCTTGGGATTCTTTGCAAATTGCTACAGCAGATTTTAAAACTGCATTGCATAAATTACCTATAGGTAAAAAATTTGAAAAAATATTGCAATATAACAAATTAGCAGATAACGCTAGAGCAAAAGGAAGCACAAATAATGCAGATGCTTTTGATCAACAAGCAATAGAAGAATCTGGAAATTTAATAAATTATATTATTAACGAAAAAAATTCTTTAGGTCGTTTAAAACAATTTGAAAGTGTTTTGCTTAATATAGACAAAAGAACAAATAATTTAATTAACGCAAGATCTGGCAACAAACTGGATGCAATGAAAAAAGATATGCAAATAGCTTTAACAAAGCAAGATTTTACTGCATTTCCAGAATTAAAACAATTGACAGGTGTTAAAAGCACTAAAACTAAAGATGATTTTATAAATAGTTATGCAAAAGAATTAATGCAAGGGCAAAATTCAAACAACGGATCTTACAATAAACTTTTAGAAGTTATTAAAGCAAGTTTAGGTAGAAAACTTGAAAATGAAGGAACAGAATCTATTTCAAAAATACTTGCAAAAGATGATGGTTTTGAATTGTTAGGGCATATTTTTCCAAATGCAAGAAATGATCTTCTTAATATACAAAAATTAGGGCAATATTTAGATGAAAATGTTGCACCTAAACATTCACAATCAGTTATTGTTAATATGACTGTTGCAAGAGCAGCACAAGATATAGGTACTACAATGGTAGGCGAAAAAGGATCAGGTGGTTTTGTACTTAGTGCTTTTTATGGAATGCAACGATGGAGAAATTTAACTAGCAATAAAGTTTTTCAAAAAGCAATGGCAGATGCTATTAACAATAATGGTAGATTACCAACAAAAACACAATTAAAATTAGAAAAAAGATTAGGTTTTGATGAAGAAGCAATTAGAGCCTTACAAGACGGTATTTCTAACATTATTTTAGTACAAAGACCTGCAATTAAAAACCAAGAAAATATTAAGCGTAAAGCTAAACGAATGATGCAATAATAAAAGGAATCTAATGGAATTTATAAAAGATGTAGCAAAAGGAATGTTTGGTGTAGGTAATTACAAACAAACATTAGGAACTAATATAGGCAAAACAGTAAGAAAAAATCCTGCTAATGTTATGCTTACTGGAATTGCTGGTGTTGGCTCAAAATTAATTGGCGATAGAATGGATAAATTAGACCAAGATATAGCTGAATATGAAGAATTTTGGGAAAACAGATTAGGCCATAAAGGTGCACCTCGTTTAGAAGATTACAATAAACAAAGCAGTTATGTAGAAGATGGTGTTACATACACTAGAGATGATTACGATCCTATAGAGGCTTATTCTGAAGATATTGCATTATATTACGAAATGCGACCTTTAGATATGGAGTATCGTTAGAGTTTGCAAACTCCATCTTCACAATCATCGTCTGCTGGTGCAGATATAATATACTCGTTAGCTTTTAATGTTGGTGTAATCTTTTTAGGGTTAGCGAGGTTTCCTACTTTAAACTGTTGCATTAAGTTTTCGTAACTTCGTACTTCACATCTCTTTAAATACTTCTTATAAGCCTCATCAAACTTTAGGCTTAATACTGATGCCCTTTTGGCATAATCTGTTGCTAATGCTTCACATAACTCTAACCTCGTCATTTCCATAAATCTCCTTTTGTTTATAAAGTATGTAGGCCTGTTTACTATATATTTTTCTAGCAAATATTTCTACTACTTGTCTATCATCAATAAATAAAACACCATTTAAAGCATCTAAGATCGCTTTAATATAATTGTCAATATCTGAATTGTTACTGCAATAGGTGTTAGCTAATTTCTCCGTTTTTTTCTTTGACCAAGATTTAGGCATCTTGATATAAAAATCTACATGAACACTTAACAAGTTTTCAGAGAGAGTTGTTTCCATCTCACTTGTTAGTGCTTGCATGTCTTTTTTAAACTTGGTATACCTCTTAGGGTAGTATGTAGACCAACGAGTTACTCTTGGTCTGGAGGCTGGGCAAGGATCAACTTCAAATGTAATCCTCATAGTGTTCGCCTCTTAGGATATCAATATCAGATATTGCTAAAGCTAAAAGAAGTCTGATTTCTATATCTCTTGGTGTATCTTCTTCTCTTGCTAACTCTCTAGCGTTCCTTAAATTTTCTGAAATTGCATCTAGTTTGTCAAATCTTTCTTGTTTATGCCTTATGCTCATTACTCATTGTTCTATGATAATCTTCATTACGAGGCAACATAATGCCCCACTCTCTTGAGAAGTAGTTATCAATATCTTTTAAGTATTGAACAAATTCAGGAATCGTAAGATCTTTACTTGATCTCTCTCTATCACCTAAAAATCTTTCAGCAAGATCTTTTTTAAATTCTTCTTTGCTTTCTTCACCTTGTTCTTTTCTTAGGATATCAACCCAAAGGTGATACAAACGGCTTTGGAATTCTGATCTTTTAGGTGCATCTTGAGTTATAGATACTGTAGCTACATCACAGTCAGGGTTTGTCTTAAAAAAATCATATACTAAAGCCTTAAATATTGCTTCTTTAGGCTCGTTTCTATGAATAACCCTGTATGTACTCATTGTATCATATCCTGTTCTAACAATTTGTCTATTTCGATCTCAATATTTTCTATTGCTTTTCGGAGATCATGGATTCGCCCCTCACCTTTGTGTTTCCATCTATACCTAACAAGATATTTGACTGCATTACCTATTGCCCAAGTCATGTCTTGGTCAACTATAAATGTTTTAGCCTCTATCTTACCTTGAGTATAGTGTGAGGGGTTTTTGATATTGTCGTGTACTGTATTAGCCACCAACCCATCCAAAGAATAATGCCACCACACAAATTCCTAAAAAAACTGTTAAAGATCTGTTCTTTAGAATTGTGTTAATTACATCCATCACTTTTTCCATTACTTCTCTCCTCTAGTTATAACAAATTAGGGTACTTTTCAGTTGGAAGCACTAACATAATGACTACAAAATCAATAATATTTAAGTACCCTAACTTCTTACAACTCATTATAAACAGGTTTATCTCCTAACCAACCTGTACATTCGTTAGCATGAACTGGATGGCAAGTTAATTGTTGCTCAAACTTACTACAACCACTAATCATCATTATAACAACAAATAAAGGTATTAACATAAAGATTAACCAAGATTGTTTCATCTTATCCATTTTCTTAGAAATAATTTAAACCTAAAGATAGGTGCTAAGATGTAATCAACAAATGGAAGCAATATATATTTAATATAAAATATTCCTAAATATGTTTTAAAAGATCTATCGCCCTCTAATGTCAAATTTTCATCTATTTTATATTTTATTGTTTTCATTTAATTAATCCTTTTTCTACTAAAATTTTTTGTGTTTCAATAATTGCCCTATACATCTCTAATGATACATCTGTGTTAGGTGGTGCTTCTTTCCTACCATCATATATATCATGACAGTTTAGGCATAGATATGCCCCATGTATGTCTAATGCTTTTAGGCCTACACCAGCACCATTTAGGTGGGCAAGAACAACAGTTTCTCTATCAGGCATGCAACCCTGAATTCTCATTGTGCAAGCCTCACCTCTAGCTGACTCTCTAATCTTTTTACTTTTACTTTTTGCCATAAATATCTAACTCTTGATCTGAAAATTTAGAATATTTTCCTTCAAAGTTACATTTTACAAAGCCTGATTGCCCCATTCTATTTTTAGCAACAATCAATTCTGCTAGGCCTCGATCTGGAGAATCATCATGATAATAATCATCTCTATAAACAAACATAATCATGTCTGCATCTTGCTCAATTTCTCCAGAAGATCGTAAATCGCTCATAAACGGCCTTTTATTCTCTCGGCTCTCTACCCCCCTACTCAACTGAGAAAGTACAATTACGGGTATCTCAAGGAGTTTAGCGAGGTGTTTTAACTCTCTGGTTATGTTTCCTAACTCAGAAACCTCGTTACCCTTGTTGTATTTCATGATCTGCAAATAATCTATAAGTATTATATCAATTTTTCGCTCTGAGTTTAGCTTTTTTGACATAGAAAATATGTTTGCCATAGAAAGGCCTGACTTGTCTATGATCGTCATGTTTTTATTGCCTACTTTAGCTAATCCCTCATACCATTTTTGTTCATCTTTAGTGTTTAAATGGCCTTTTTCAACTGTATTAAGTGCAATCTCAGTATAACAAGAGATCATTTTCATGGCTAATTGTACTTGACTCATTTCTAGAGAGAAAAAAAGCACATTCTTAGTATCAGAT